TGAAGATATTGTTGGATCAACTTCAGGCGCTACTCACGAATTAAGAATAGTTGATACCAACCCAATTGACGACGGATATGCCTCAAATAATGAGATTGAAGTAGAAGCAGATCTAATAATCGACTTTAATGAAACCAACCCATTTGGAATGCCATAAATAAAAGTTATTATGGTAACCAAAATATTATAGGTATATTCATATGTTTGAGTACTTTTATAACGAAATTTTAAGAAGAACTGTTATTGCTTTTGGTTCTCTTTTCAATAATATTAGTATAAAGCACACTAATTCTTCTGATAGTGTAGTTAGTGTTATAAAAGTTCCTTTGGCATATGGGCCAACACAAAAGTTTCTAGCAAGATTGGAGCAGTCACCAAATCTTAACAAAGCGACTGCTATAACTTTACCTAGAATGTCATTTGAATTTACTGGATTGACATATGATCCTGGTAGAAAAGTTACAACAACTCAAACATTTGTTGTAAAAGATCCAACAGATGGATCAGAAACTAAAAAAGCATATATGCCAGTTCCGTATAATATGCAATTTGAGTTGAGCATTATGGCAAAATTAAACGATGATGCTCTTCAGATTATCGAACAAATCTTACCATATTTTCAACCATCATATAATATTACAGTAGAACTTGTAGAAGCAATTAAAGAGAAGAGAGATATTCCCATAGTTCTTGAAAATATTACTATGCAAGATGATTATGAAGGAGACTTTAATACTAGAAGAGTTCTTCTTTATACTTTAAGATTTACAGCAAAGACATATCTTTTTGGACCCACTTCTACAGCAACAAAAGATATTATCAAAAAGACTACTATCAGTTATCTTACTGGAACAGATACAAACAATACTACAAGAGAGGTTGTATACTCATCAGAACCAAGGGCTATCAAAAATTACACTGGTATTGTTCTAACAAACTTAGCGAACGATTTAGACAAAACACAAATATTGATTACAGTTAATGATGCAAGTTCAATTGCAGCAAAAACTTACTTAGATATTGAAGGTGAGGAAGTTTATGTTAAGTCCAAATCTGGAAATGTACTAACAGTTGAGAGGGGTAAGGACGGAACAACAATCACCCCACACTTAGCAGGTGCTGAGGTAAAATCAATCACTTCAGCAGATAACGATCTTATCGAAGAAGGTGATGATTTTGGATTTAGTGGTTCGATACTATGAAAATGACAAAAAAATTCGATGATTTAAATGAAACTTTCAATGTTACTGGTGAAATAGTTTCTGAGCAAATTGAAGAGACTCCAACACAAAAGATTGAAAAGATAAACTCTACAGTAGAGGATATCAAAAAGGATTATGAATACACTAGAGGCAATCTTTATAGTTTGATTGAAAAGGGTCAAGAAGCTATTAACGGAATTCTTGAGTTGGCACAAGAAAGCGAAATGCCTAGAGCATATGAAGTTGCAGGACAACTAATCAAGAATGTTGCAGATGCAACTGATAAACTTATGGATCTTCAGAAAAAACTAAAAGATGTGGAGGAAGAAAAGCAATCAAGGTCTCCAACAAATGTTACAAATGCATTGTTTGTCGGTTCAACTGCAGAACTTGCCAAACTGTTGAAAAATCAAAATTTAGATAAAGAATAAATCTGTTATAAAATAAATACTACTATAGATGGATATGGAGTAATAGTAGGTGCCACTAAGAAAACCCTCAGAATTTTTTAATGATACTAGTTCTAAGAATTCTCTTGACGTTGTTAATGAGGAGTTAAATTCTGCTGCTCCTGAAAAGGTAGAAAAACTAACTGAAGCCTTTGATGCATTTAAGTACAACTTAAGTAATATACAGTCTTTATCTGATTTTACAAATAATATTGATGGATTCAAGACAAGTATTGATCGTGTTAATAATTTATCCGAAGGTATAGATCTTTTAAAGGAAGAGATTAACAATTGTATTAAAAAGGAAGATCTAGATAATGCCATGATGTCTCAACTATTTTTTGTTGAGGAATCTATAAAAAATGTTCAGGACAATATAAAATCTTTAAATTCAAAGACGCTATTTAATATTAGAGAAGAATTTTTATCATTATCCGAAACAATTGATAATTTTTTGGGCGTTGAAGTTCCTCAGATTAGGAATTCAGTATCTCAGTCTGAGATTAGAACTGACGAAAGATTTAATAGATATAGAAAATCTTTAGACGTAGAAGTAGAAAGAATTGATAAGCAACTATCAGAGAAACTTTTATCGATAACAGAAACAATTGAAGGAATTAACGAACAGGAACTCTCTGGGATAAAGGAAAGTGTCTCCGCAATAGAAAACAAAATTGATTATACTTTAAAGAAAGAACTACCAAAATATAAAAAGTTTTTTGCAGAGACTGAAGTTAAAACCGAACAGAGAATATCAGAATCTGAAAAACTTATTCAAACTAAGTATGACGAAATTGAAACTAGTTATCAAACCAGAATTAATGAAATTAAACTTGAATTAGATAATTTTGCAAGCACAGAAATACCAAAGTATAGAAATATATTGGTAGAAGCATCATTTAAAAATGAAAGTGAAATAAAAATACTGACTGAGAATATTGAGAATACTATTCTCAAAGTGAACCAAACTGTTGAGGATTTGGAGAGGAAAGTAAATGATGAAAAAATTAAAATTGATGAAACTTTGGATAATAAAGTTTCTCAGATAGAGACATTTATTCTAGATTCTAAAAGTGAATTATCATCATTATCAAAGACCTATGAAAATCTATATAAGGACTTTAGAAATAGAGAAATAAGTGAGAATAAAAAACTTGAAGGATATTCAGATAGGCTTGATACTTTCTCAGAAAAGATTAATAACCTTGAAGAAAATTTAACCAAAGATGTTAGCGATCTTCAAAGTAATTTAAATATTAGCACAACAAAATACTATGACATATTAAAAAATGAAGTTGGGTATTTTGAGCAAAATATTTTAAGTAAAGTAAAAGATTTAGAGATCAACTTTATTAGAAATGAGAAGCATATTCAGAATGCAAAAGATATTCTTAAAGAAACTCTATCAAAAATAAAACTTGATGAGATTGAGCAAAAAAATAATCAACTGTTAGAAAAAATTTCTAAGTTAGAAACTATACTAGAAAAGTTTGATGAGAAGAAACTCTTAACAGAAGATTTAACTGACCCACCATCAACTAAAAATTCAGATCCTCTAACACCATTAGATAAAAACTATGTAACTTTAAAAGACTTACAGGATCACTATAGAATTTTTATTAATAGAGTTCAGCAGCAATTAGCGAGTATTGGAGGTGGTGGTGCAGGGTTTATGAAGGACCTTGCTGATGTTAACTTTGATGAAAGCGTAGGTCAGAATAAACTTTTAATTTACAATGGAACAGAGTGGGTTGGTATTGCAAGCACATCTATAAGTGGAACAACAGCATTAGTAGACCTAACAGACGTTGATACAAGTAATCTTGGAGATGGTAGATTTTTAAGATATGATGCAACAACAAGTGAGTTTACCTTTGCACCAGTTTCTGCTTCAAATTTAGAGTTGATTGCTGGAGATATCCAGTCTGGAATATTAACAACTTCTGGGTTGGGTACGGCAGTTGTCATGTCAATAAGTGCATCAACATATAGATCCGTAAACTATCAAGTCCAGGTTACGGAAGGTACTAATTACAATATGACAACAATTAATGTAATACATGATGGAACTAATACTTATATGACAGAATATGGCACTATTAATCACCCTATAGGAATTGCAACATTCTCTACAGATATAAGTGGAGGATCTTTGAGATTATTGGGATATCCTGCATTTGCAAGTGATACAACATTCAAGGTCGTGTTTACTGCAATAGAAGCATGAAAACATTTAAACAGTTTCAAGAAGAGTGGACTAATAAATATAAAAAGAGTATTGATTGCTCCAGTCCGAAAGGATTTTCTCAACGTGCCCATTGTGCGGCGAGAAGAAAAAGAGCAAAAGGTGAAGAAACTAAATCAAAACCGGTTGAATGAAATATCCAAAGTTTTCTCATAAAACACCACATCTGAAAGGGAAGCAACACCAGTTGGATCCCAATCTAGATCTTAAACAACTAGTTCATCACGCAACTGTTCAATACGTTGATCGTGATAACGATGGAGACGTGGATGTTTATGACAATCCGAAAAAAGGTATTCCTGACGAAAACCCAAATGCAAATTTTGCAACTACATCCAAAAAATTAATTGCAAAGCAAAAGGGAGAAATTAAACATACCAAAAGAGGTATGGCATATGAAGGTTCTCTTCACAAGTGGTTCAAATCATCTAGCTCAAAAGATGGAAAACCAGGTTGGGTAAATGTTGTTACTGGTGGAACTTGTGCGAGTGATGAACCTGGTGAGGGAACTCCAAAGTGTGTTTCTTCAGAAAAAAGAGCAAGTATGACTGATGCAGAAAGACGTTCTGCAGCAAGAAGAAAGAAAGCAGCGGACCCTGGACAACAACAAAAGACTGGTGCAGCAAAACCAACATATGTTTCTACAGATAGTCCTAAAATGAAAAAAGAAGAACTAGATTTGCAGGAAGTAAAAGATAAACCAGGAAAAGGTAGTGGCAAAAAAGATGCTTGCTACAATAAAGTAAAGTCTAGATATAGTGTTTGGCCTAGTGCATATGCCTCAGGAGCACTCGTAAAGTGTCGCAAAGTTGGTGCAGATAACTGGGGAACTAAAACTGAGGAGATGCACATGCATGAAGAGGAGAGATATTGCCCATTATGCAAAAAGAGAGAAACTAGATCAGAATGTTCTTACGGAGAGAAGGCATGGGATAAAGTGTCCGTAAGAGATGAAGAATATTCTATGGCTCGTTCAGAGATAAGCACTATCGTTGATGCCGTTAGAAGACTTAAAGAAAAGGTTGGTAAAGGTGAAGGAAATCTTGAAGCATGGGTACAATCAAAAATTACTAAGGCAGCAGATTATATTGATACTGCAGCAGATTATGTTGCTGGTGGAGAAATGGATGAGGCCTGTTGGAGTGGTTATAAGCAAGTTGGTATGAAAAAGAAAGGTAAGCGAAAAGTTCCAAATTGTGTTCCAGAGGAAACTATTGAAGATCTAAATGGAAACACTTTCGCAGAAGTTATCGATTTAATCAAACCAGAACCAATTAGGAGTAAAAAAATGGAAAAAAACATCGAAGAAATGACAAGACTTCAAGCAAAAACTGGAAATCTGATGATGGTTGTTGCTATGTGGAGAGGAAAGAGTTATTCATTGAAAATGTTCTTCCCTCAGTCTAAACTTCCAACTAAAAAAGAGGTAGAAGAGCAAATCCAAAAAGTATATCCAGGATCAAAAGTAATTTATTCTAGAGTTACTGAACAACAACCCGGAGAACCAATTCTCCAAGTAGAAGCTGCTGCATGGACTAAAAAAGAGGGAAAGTCTGAGAGCGGTGGCCTTAATGAAAAAGGTCGCCGCTCATATGAAAAAGAAAATCCCGGTTCAGACTTAAAGGCACCTTCTAAGAAAGTTGGTAACCCTCGTCGTGCTTCATTCTGCGCAAGAATGAAAGGTATGAAGAGCAAACTAACTTCTGCTAAAACTGCTAATGATCCAGATAGCAGAATCAACAAATCACTAAGAGCGTGGAACTGTAATTAAAATTTAAGAGGTTTATATAATGGCAGATGATGTTTATCTTGGTAATCCCAATCTAAAAAAAGCAAACACTCCGATTGAATTTACTCAAGAGCAAATTCTAGAATTTGTTAAGTGTAAAGAAGATCCAGTTTACTTTGCTAAAAATTATGTGAAGATTGTGACTTTGGATCATGGATTGATGCCATTTGAAATGTATCCTTTCCAAGAAAAGTTGGTTCAAAGGTTTCATAAACATAGATTTAATATATGTAAGATGCCCCGTCAGACGGGAAAATCTACTACCGTAGTATCGTTTCTTCTTCATTATGCAGTATTTAATGATAATGTAAACATTGGTATTCTTGCAAACAAAGCCGCAACTGCTAGAGAACTATTAGACAGATTGCAAACTGCATATGAAAATTTACCAAAGTGGATGCAACAGGGGATCATCTCTTGGAACAAAGGTTCTCTTGAACTTGAGAATGGAAGTAAGATCTTGGCTGCTTCTACTTCTGCTTCTGCGGTTCGTGGTATGTCATTCAATATCCTATTTTTGGACGAATTTGCGTTCGTTCCAAATCATATCGCAGATTCGTTCTTTGCATCAGTATATCCAACAATTACTTCAGGTAAAAATACAAAAGTAATTATTGTATCTACGCCTCACGGTATGAATCACTTCTACCGAATGTGGCATGATGCAGAGAAGGGAAAAAATGAATATGTATTCACCGATGTTCACTGGAGCGAAGTTCCTGGAAGAGATGAGGAATGGAAGAAACAGACAATTGCCAACACATCTGAGCAACAATTTAAAGTTGAGTTTGAATGTGAGTTCTTAGGTTCAGTTGATACTTTAATTTCACCATCAAAACTTCGAAGTTTAGTATATGATCATCCACAGACACGTAACGCTGGATTAGATGTCTATGAGGATGTTATTGAAAATCATGACTACTTAATTACTGTAGACGTTGCTAGAGGAGTCGGTAATGATTACTCAGCTTTTACCGTTGTAGATATAACTCAGTTCCCACATAAGATGGTTGCAAAGTATAGGAATAATGAAATAAAACCTATGCTTTTTCCAAGCATTATTCACGATGTCGCAAGAAACTACAATAACTCGTACATTCTTTGTGAAGTTAACGATGTCGGGGATCAGGTAGCAAGTATCCTTCAATATGACTTAGAGTATAATAATCTTCTCATGTGTTCTATGAGAGGTAGAGCAGGTCAAATAGTTGGTCAAGGATTTTCTGGAAAGAAAACTCAACTTGGAGTTAAGATGTCCAAAACTGTTAAAAAAATTGGATGTCTAAATTTAAAGACAATGATTGAGGAGAGTAAACTTCTACTCAACGACTATGATACAATAGCAGAACTTACAACGTTTATTCAAAAACATAATTCATTTGAGGCAGAAGAAGGTTGTAATGACGACCTTGCTATGTGTCTTGTGATTTATGCCTGGTTGGTGGCTCAAGACTACTTTAAAGAATTAACAGATCAAGATGTAAGAAAGAGATTGTATGAAGAACAAAAAAATCAAATAGAACAAGATATGGCACCTTTTGGATTTTTGAATGATGGATTGACTGGTGAGCAAAGTTTCGTTGATCAGAGTGGTGATAGGTGGTTTACAGACGAATATGGTGATAGAGCATATATGTGGGAGTATCTATCATAATGGACATAGATAAGCAGATTAATCTTGGACATCTATTGTTAAACGATAGGAAATGTAGAGTTTGTGGAGAAATTAAAAATTTGGTAGATGGTTTTTATAGAACAAGAAAAAATAGAGGGGCAGTGGCTTCTTCTTATTCATATGAATGCAAAGATT